CTCATACGCCCATACACATATTTCTGTCAGAGAACAAAATCAAGCAAGCACCTTCAAGGCACGCTTGTAGAGCATTTGCCTATCTGCCTGGCCATTGGTGCCGCCGTTGATGCGTCTGGTGATCGCCAGGAAGTCGCCTTTATCCGCCAAGGTATTGAGTCCTGCCCGGTGCCAGAACCAACCTGCCGACATGGCTGCATGCTCTGGGCGCTCGAGGAGTTCGGGGTGCTGGAGTAGATCCAGTCCTAATGCCTCTGCGCACGCGGCGTAATTGTCTCGCCCGGTGACCTGTATGAGTCCCCTGCCCCGATACAGCTGACCATCGTCATCGTCCTCTGGGGTGTTACCAAGACGCTCAGCCAGCCGCCCGGTGTCATACTTGTCGAGATATTGATCGCTGCCCAACTCGCGCACGTAGCGGAGCTGGCCGGACTCGTGCCCTACCTGCGCCAGAAACGCAGCGATGCGCAATCTGGTGACGATGGCGTACTTGCTCATCGCAACGTTTAAGACAGGAGCAAAAACGCCAGCTCGGGAGCTGGCGTTGGGGAGGATCTGCAGCAACTGCTGCGTGGTAATCGACATGCGTGGTTCTCCTGATGATTAGGTGTTGAGCTGGTGGGTTAAAGCTGTACAACCTTGACCGGTTTTTTCTCTTTCTTTTTCTTGCCTTTCGCCTTGGCCTTACCGGACTTCCCGCCATTACATTCAATAGCCGTGGTCCAGCCAGACTGGGTGAAGACCTGTTCAACCGAGTCAACCAGGTACTCGCCATCAAGGCCGACTTTGAAGTCCAAGGCATTGATCATTCGCTCGGCGAAGAGATCGGTGCGCCCCGCCATCTCCAGCCGAACACCTGCGGTACTGCGATTGAATGCTGCGAGGCACGCCTTGGCTGCCTGCTCAGCAGCGGACTTATTGGGATGGATATGGCGGTCGGTATGAACGGGCGGGAGGCCGTTAGGGGATTGATCGTTACTCAGCTCAACTACCTGCAGCTTTCCAGTTTTCTTATCCAGATGCTTGGCCTGGACGGCTTTCTGTGTGGTCTTGTCGCTGAGACGAAACTGCCAGCGTGCCACGTCATGACGTCGGATCGTTACGACCCCGAGGGCTTTACCGCTCGCACTCAACCCGTCTTGCCGAGGCAGCACCAGCAACTTGCCGTCGGCAACTTTCGCGGTGCAGTCATACTTCTTGGCCACCCGGGTGATAAAGTTGTAATCCGATTCGTCGAGTTGATCGACGCGAGGCACTTTTGTCGTGACGGTACACACCGGCTTCCAGCCATTACGTGCAGCAACATCGCTGACGATCTGCTGCAGCGGGACGTTCTCCCAACTGCCGGATCGGGTGGTCCGACCGCTGCCGCGCATATCGCTGGCCTTGCCGCGTATGACCAACGTATCGGGAGGACCGGACGCCTCAATGTCATCAACGGTGTATAGACCCAGTCGGGTCAGTCGATGCCCTTCGTAACCGAGGTAAATCTCGATGTCCGCACCGCGCGCAGGAAGGGAAACGGCACGATCCCTGTCGTCGATGCGCAGCTCAAACTCATCTGACTCCATGCCAGGCTTATCGCTTGTGCGCAGCAGCAACAAACGGTCGTTGATCAACGCCGTAATGTCGGTGCGATCCGCAACGATTCGGAATGCAGGCTTCATGAGACCTTCTTAATAGCCATAGCAAGGCATGACGGACTCACCAGAATCCGCCGCCGAGTGTTGATAAAAGTTGGATATGAACCGGCTGCCCGCTAGCCCCAGAGCTGTATCACTTCCTCGGTCTGGGTGAGCAGATCCGGCAACAGGATCTGCACCCCCGCCCGATACGGCTGAGGCTCATCGGCCAAGCCCTGATTTGCGTCCAGCACCGCCTCAACGCTACCGTTCAGGTGCCCGTAATACTGGTGGCAGATGGTGTCCAACAGATCTCCGTCAGACGTTCTGCAGATCGTCGCCATAGCTCACAAACTCCAATGAGAAGCCCTGTTTTCGGGGAATACCCCCGGCGAGCAGGTTGCTCTGTTCTTCATCCACACTGAGCAGGCACCAGTTGCCCAACACCTCCCCGTAACCAGTTGTCAGGCTCAGCGGCTGCAAGTTGCGCCCCATGCTGCGCAAGGTATCCAGTTGCTTGAGACCGCCCTTGAAACCGGGAAAAATGGCTCCCTTCAAACTCAGCTTATCGTCGCCCAAACCAACTGCCTGTTGCGCAATGCTGCGCGTCAAACGTTCTTGCCCGGCCCAGCGGAACGCGGTCTGCCTACGAAGCTCATCGAAGGCCGCCGTGTCCAGGTTGAAGTAGTAAGGCTGCGCCTCGGGCTTGAGCGGCTGGACGATCAATAGATGCGGGAATGGCTTCACTGCCTCGGGTGCCGGGGTCATCTGCGCTGTGAAGCTGCCCGTCGGTACGATGTTGCCCAGCGCTGGACTGACATTACCGGCCACCCTGTTTATGGCGGCACCGGCTTTGGACGCTTGCTCTTTCAACGTCCACAGACGCTCTTGCACCTGCGCCGCCGCACTGGTCGCCTGCCCGTACATCGCCGCCACCTGCCCTACCTTTGACTGCGCGGCACTGATGCCCCGCATGGTGCGTTGCAGCTTTTCCCCGATGGCCGGGCCAATGAAAGGGATGTTCTCCAGCTCCGACGCGGCCCCTGTCATATCGCCTACGGCTCCAGTCAAGGGGCCAAGCATGTCGTCCAGACTACGGCGTCCCACCTCTCCCGCTGCAATCAGATATTTCAACGATGACTGCAGCTGTTCTGCGTAAGCCATGATTTTTCCTCACCCTACGTGCGGGGCATCAAACAATTGGCGGGCAGATGCTTGCCGACTGAACTCTTCGAACTGACGCTGAAGGTACGGTGCGATCTCCCGCGCCAGTTGTGCCGGGTCCTTCACATCGCCCTGCACACTCACAGGCATATTCGGCGAGAAGGTGAATTGCTGGTCGACCTTGGTGGGTTCAGGCTTGCTCTGCTCAGCAGCCTTGACGACAGCAGGCAACGCCAGCGGAGCGGGTGCGACCGCCGCCATCGCTTTGACCACATCTCCAGGTGCGGCAGAAGGTTTGGCATCAACGGTCTTGCCAGCGATGGCCTCGGTTTTTTCATCTGAGCCAAACAGCGCTTTGCCCAAAAAGCCACCGATATCCTGCCCGCCCATGCCGCCAAGGAAGGCACCCACCGCACCTCCGATGGCCGTACCGATGACCGGGACGATAGAGCCAATCGCGGCACCCGCCGCACCGCCAGCCAGTGCGCCGGCCAACCCACCCGCAGCCCCGCCGTAACCTTCCGCTTTCTCGTCCTGGGTCTCGGCGTTTTGGTACGTGTCCAGAGCGAGCATGCCCGCATCCAGAAACTTCGCGCCGGGGACCATCTTGGCGACGCCGCCCAGCTTTCCTGCGGCACCGACCAACCGCGCCAGCCTGCCTGCTGGTACAGGAGGGGCTGGCGGCAGCGGAGGGCGTGGAGGTCCTGCCGCACCGACCTGCCGCGCCAGCCTGCCTGCTGGTACAGGAGAGGCTGGCGGCATCGGAGGGCGCGGAGGTCCTGCGCGTCGACCACCTGCAGCGCCACGCCGACGGCTGCGTCGTGAGCGACGTTGATCACCTGGTGCATCCGAACCGCCACCGAACGCACTGGCGTTGACCACAAAGACCTTCTGCGGCTCAGAGCTACTGCCGCCCTTCGCACCATCAGAGTCGTTGCCACCCTCACCAAAAAGATCGAGGATCTTCAGGCCGGTATCGACCGGGTCAAAGCCGGTCTTGCCGCTTTCCTCTGCCTCGTCATCAGCATCGTCATCGCCACCCTTGCCGTCAGCATCAGCTTTGTCCTTACCCTTAACTTTTGCTTTGTCCTTGCCTTTAAAAGCTTTGAGACCGGTTTCCAGCAAGCCTTTGACTGCGCCGACCTTCTGAACCGCCCCGGGTTT